CAAACACAGTAACTTTGCCCAGTGGAATGCCACGGTTAAAGTCGCCCGAGATCAGATAGTTCAAGGCATAGTTGCCTGTAGAGATCCAGTCAGTTGGATCATTAAAGCCAATTGACAGTCCGTCAATACTCTTGGTAATTTCCTTACGGAACTTGCTTACGTCAAATGGTTTACCCATGGTGTTTCCTTTTTAAATTAAATTGTATAAATTTTGAAAAATTGTTTTGCTATCTAATCTTCTTCGTTGGTCCATCACTTGCAATTTTTCAAATGCACCTGTTAGATTTTTTTCAAAAGGTTGATTTAAGTAGCTCAACATATTTCGATAGCTTTGCTCTAATAGATACTTTGGTTGTTGATTTATTTTGTCTTCTAATGTATGCTTCAACAAGTGTAACACATGATCTGGCAAATGTCTAACATTTAGGTATTCTGGATCAAGTAGCGCACCAATTATAAAACTGTTGTTGTGGAATCCCAACGATTTTAGGTAATCTACACAATCAAAAATACTTTGATAATTTAGCAAAAAATGTAGCATGTTAAAAGATATCTTGTGATCTAAATTTTTGATCACTGCAAGATTTTCTTGGAAGTCTGCCCAACTACCGCCATACCTGATGTATTCAAACTCTTGTTCCACAGTTTCAACGCTAACAGTCCAGTGAACGTTTTTAAATCCACATACCAGATCAAATACTTGAGTATCTACTTTGCTAAGATTGGTATTGATGCGCAGATTCACACTAGGATTAGTTTTTTTTAATAGCAATAGTAATTCTAAATTTTCTTTCATTAGCAATGGCTCGCCGCCGGCTAGATATACATGTTTAAGTTGTGCGGCATGTTCAAACACATACTGTTTGAACTGATCAATCTGTTCCTGACTAGGCCCTTGTTGAATAACTTTTAACTCATTGGCCCATTTACTACTGAACATTGGCCCGCAGTACACACACGCAAAATTGCACAAGTTAGTCCATCTAATATCAATGGCTTGTAAATTAAAATTACCTGTAGTATACATAGCAGGAGACGTATGTTTTAATTCTCTTATATAAAACACTCGATCGCTGATGATGTTGAGTCCTTTGTTGCCATCTTCTAAATCATAACAGGTGTGACAAGTGTCTACTGGTTGTTGATTGACAATGTGATTTTGTCTTGGTTGATTGTTATCAATTAAAATTTGTTGTATGGGCTGTTCTTTTATGTTACCAAGTTTACCAGCACTGCGAATACAATTTTTTACCTCACCATCAAAATTGTACATCATGCCGGTCCAAGGCATGGGACAAAAATATGGATTGGTGAGCATTTCCTTTGGAGTCACAGAAATACTGGTCCTAGTGAAATATCTGGAATGACTAAGTTGTTGGCCTGGGCTGTAGCCAAAATACATATTAGTAGTTTGGCCCAGTTGTCCACATCAGCAGCTGGTGGCACAGTTTTATCTGCACTGGTAGCAATATTACCTGGTCTAACAATAGTAAATCCTATACCAAGTCTGGCATGTCTTAATTGTTGTACAGCATGTTCTAGTGTGACTTTTTGCACTCGATATTCAGTCATTGCAATACCTGGCAACACACTTACTGGATCTTGAGTCATCATGGTGCTGATGACTATGATGTGTTTGCGTGATTGAGTCCATCTTTTGGACATTTCAAACAACAATTCTGTTTGTGCAAATCCAGCTTGAGCGTTATTTACAAACACATCACAGGGCTCAATTAGATCACAAATTTTTGGAATAACTCTAATGTTATGTCCTCCACGACGACTGATGCCAACAATTTCGTGTCCTTGGTTTTGGTATTGTTTGGCCATAGCTTGTCCAATACCTGCTGTATGTCCTGTAATTGCTATTTTCATTTTGTTAACAAATGTGTGGGTTCTTTTATTGGCATAGTGGCTACCATGATTCTTGGATACTTTGCATTGGGTCCTGGCATAACTCTATGAGGGATCCAAGAATTGAATACAATGGGATGAGAGTGCATGTTATACCGTGTGACACAAGGATATAACTCTTGAACTACATTGTGAAGTTTTTTTAAATCATAATTGTAAGCATCAAAACTTGTTACGTGTGGATTTTTAAACACACCAAGTTTATTCAAATCTTCAACTGGGATGTCATACCATTCAGTGTATACATCTTCAGTGTTAAAAATTGGAAAATTTATTTTGATGTTCAATGGAGGATTTCCCATGTGTAAATTAAATCCTGTATCCTTCATAGACTCAGTTAACACGCCGATGGTAATTTCTCTCAACGGAATTTTGATGGACATCATATATTTCATCAAACTTGGGCAATGCCGTGCCATGTCCACATCATCAATTAAATGCCAAAAACTTTTATCATTGGCATTTTTTAAATAATCAGTGTTACTATCAACCCAAGTCAATACTTCTTCTTGTATCTTAGACAATACCAGGCATTCCAATTCATGGTGTGTTTTCATGATGTTTGGATCTGCCGGATAGTTTGGATGATCAATTAAATTTTTCATTGCCATGTGTCCTTATAATAATCCCATAATTTAATTCCTCTCAACGCATCTTGAGAGCCGGTAAACAACTGTAGTTCAACAGTGTTATCTACATCAACACCCACAACAGACTTTAGCTCATCTGGAACATCAGCAGTTCTTGTAAAATGGTTGCTGTGCTTGACACTTAAAACTTTTGGCTGTTCTAACAAAGCATAACTGTGTTTGAGATCATGTTGCCTGGTATAGTCTTGGATTTGTTTTAAATTGCCTATGTTTAATGCTGACACAGTGGTCCAGGTATTTAACTCGTACAAATTCATTGCCTTATAAGTTGCAATGTTGCGTTCAACATCTGACCACTTGATTGGCCAGCGCACATAGTCATGTATCATACCTATACCATCTAGACTTATTGTGACTGTGACTTTAACTCCACGGTCAATCAACTGATTCAAACTAGTCAACACTCGACTGCCATTGGTATTCAGTCTTAGATGTGTTACATTTGCAGGCAAATTGTCCAACAACTTTTGATAGTTTGGACTTGCACTAGGTTCTCCACCATTGATATCTATTCTGACTATACGATCTGTCGGCAGTTGATCCAGTTTGTTGCTGTTGTTAATTTTTATATAATCTCTACTGGTCAAACTACCTATCTTGGTTGATAAATTTTCATTGCAAGTTTGGCAAGCACTGTTACAAATATTGTCTAGTACTCCGCCTAACACAAGATACTTTTCATTGATAGATAGATTGGATTTGTGATCGTCTACAAAGTATTGCCGAATACTTTTGTTACCGACTTGTTCTGCATCTTTACATCGTACACATTCGTTGGGCCATTGTTCTTTGCTCATCATGGACTTTATTGACTCCAACCATGCGCTAGAGTCCATTTGATCTAAAGTTTCAAATTGTGGTGCATGGGCCATATGACCGCAACGGCCTACAGAACCATCAGGATTGAATCTTACAAAGTGATCAAGTCTTGGGCAATACATTTTTTATGATTTCTGGATGATTGATCTTGTAATAATCTAGGATCTCAAGCCAAGTTAATTGCCTGCCGGCCAAATTGAGCAGTATTTGATCTAGATACAACCATAACTCTAATGTAACGTCAGTTGCTAACAACTTTATAACAAACTCTTGTGTAGGTGGAATTACCAATGCACGATGTTTAAACTCAGTTACTTCTCCAAAATCTTTAAAATCTCTAAATCTTATTTTTGCATCTGGCCTAAGATATTGGCTTAAATTTGCTATCCAGTGAAACTGTGGCAAATAATGTGTATTCAAAAATTTGTAGCGTTTAGCAAACCAAAATGCTGTGTCAGTATCAAGTTCTGGATGATCTCGTTGTAAGTGCTGTAGATAAGTATTCACCCCACTAACATAACGAGCACGAGGATTGCGGATGTAAACATCTACAAAATCCAATGTTGAAATTTCTTCATTGGTCAATATAACAAGATTGTCTTTTTCTTGTTGAAATCGCAAACTGCTGTTTCCGTTTTTTTGAATCAAATAAATCCATTGATTGTGAAGTGGCATTGCTACCACTTCACAAAGTTTGGGAAACAGCTCTTGATCAAGAGCTGTTAGCATTACTGCTTGTTTTGACGTGCGCGGATCATGGCCAAGATGTCTTGGGCATTACCACTAGGTTTGGCCGCTGTAACTGGTGCGACTGCAGGCTCTTCATCAAACGCATCTTCGGTCACAGGTGCTGCCGGAGTGGCAACCTTCAGTGCTGGTCTGGCAGCAGGTGCTGGTGTGTCTTCTGCATCACCGGCAGCGGCGCCACCTGGTGCAGCCACGCCAGCTGGGCGGAAGTATTGCCCCCAACGCTCGGTGTCGTATGGCTGTCCATCTACTGATGCTTCAAACATCTCTTTGATCACCTTCATCTCAACATCGCCGGGACGCTTGGGCAGGAATGTGCTCAAGTCATACAAGCCGTGAGTTTCAATTGCAGCCTGTTCAGCTTCTGTGAGTGCTGATTCTTTTCTAGCCCACTTGGAACTGTTGTAGTCAGCAAAGCCACCCTTTTGAGTTTTGGTGATACGGAAGTCCAAGCCACGCATCAAGTCAGTTGGCAATTCTTCCAGTTCAGGATCCATCAATGCACCCTTAATCAAGGTAAACAACTGAGGTCCAATGATGAACTTGCGGATGGGATTGTCCGGAGTTTTGTCTTCGGAGATGGGATTCTCACGCACAAAACCTTGGAACAGATAACTGCGTTTTTTCCAGTACTTACGACCCATGTCTTCAAGGCTCTTGTCCTTGAACCAAGTACGAACTTCTGCCAGTACCGGGCAGGCGTCTCCCCACATTTCCACGCAGGGTACTTGTACA